AAATCACTGCCGCTAATTAGTTGCAGAGTGGTTGGCACTTCTGGCCAGCCGGAAATCACTTTACGCTATCGCTTGCCCGTTGTCAAGTGCTGAGCGTACTGAGCCATTTTCTGGCGAGCTAGCAACGCCGCCGCAGAGTCGAAAGCGTTCTTTGGCTTCTTGTACTTCTTGCCGCTTTCAACGCGACCTGTGGCCAATCCTGACGCTATAGCCTCATCGACGTTGTACCAAGTCTCAGCCGCCATCAATCGCTCGATCTCTGGTGGGTCTTCGCCCATGTACTTGTTGTAAATATCAACGAGCGAAGCATCGTAAGCTTTCAACGCAGCGATCGCTTTGGCGAAGTCGTCTTGATTGCCCATCGCAAATGCCATCGCCCTGTGGATCATGACCCGCGACCCGTCAGCCATCAATCGATTCTGACCAGCAAGGAAAATCACACTAGCCGCCGACGCTGCAAGGCTGTCGTTGACGGTTGTTACCTCGCCAGAATGCTTTTTTAACGTGTTGTAGATCGCAATGCCCTCATCGGCGAACCCTCCTGGGCTGTTGATGTGAACCGTTACCGGGCTTGACCCGAACGATTTCAGGGCCTCAGCAACGCCCTTTTGGGTGATCGGGTTTTCGTCCCATCCGTCGCCGACGATGCCACTTAGCAGAATTTCCGCAGTTTCCGCGCGCACTTCGATCATTTTTGAGCCCCTTTCAGGTCAAAGACCCTGTTTTCCCACGATTTCACCTCAGTTTCGACAGCCTTTTGCAGGCTATTTCCACCATGTTTCGCAGCCAATCCAGCGAGTATTTCGGTCGATTTCTCGCAATGGATCCTGGCCAAATCTCGATCGAGCCCGATCGCTTCGATCTTATCTGCAAGCTTGTTTTGCCACCTTGGATAGTTCTTGCCAATCCAAGCGACGAATTGAGCTTTTTTGGATGCGTTGATTGCGTTATTCCCTTCGGTCTTGATTAGATCGCGAAGCATTTGTTCAACGGCTCGATCATTCCGAGAATCTTGCGAATCCTCTTGTTCGTCATCTTGCTCATCCTCTGGGCTGTCTTCGACTTCATCGACTGATTGTTCGCCCGTTGGCGTACTGATCGCAGGGTTGATGAACTCGTCACCGCCATCGTACGGATTAAGATCGAGCTTAGCCCGGCATTCGTTTGGATTCATAATCCGCGATGCAATGGCCTTGCTGAAGCTTTCCATCGTCGTTCGCAAGTCGGTACGGTAAAGAGCCGCCGCATTGAACTTGAAATAAACTTCGCCCGATCGTCGCTCTCTTGGTGTGCGTAGCTTGATGTCGCATTGCTCCTCGAACTTGACCAACCAATGATCCAAGCATTGAAGATACGCAAGCTGCTTTTGCTCCAAGCTGTTGTAGCTGACCGAATCGCCATCACCTGGCATTCCTTCAAGCCCAAAGAGCATCCCCACCTCTTGCCTGGTAAGCTTTTGCAATGCTGCAAACTGTGCATCATTGTTGTTCATCGAGACAGCATTGGCCTTGATGCCCTCACGCAATAAGCCAGCCTTGGCGGAATTCTCCGAGCCTGCTTCGATCTTGTTGAAGTCGTCGATAAACTCTTTCGCGTCTTCTGCTTTTCGGAATGCGGCCGGAGGTGCTTCAAGAAACAGCTTACCGCGAAATCCTTGACGCAGTTGGTTAAGCTTAAACCTCGTTTCCTCATAACCTGTCGCGAATGTTGCGTTGGCAATGTCAAGCAATCCAAGACCTTCGACGCCATCCCAACTAAACCCGGTCAAATGCAAAACGTCGCTATCGTGGAAGATCAAGTATCCGTTTTCGTCAGTATCAAACGTGTCGAAAAGATCCCTTTTGCTCTGGTTTTCCGGCTTGGTGATATGATACTTTTCGCCCTCGTAGATGATCGTCCAAGTCGAATCCGGCATCATCGGGATAAGCTCGGAAATACCGCGGCTCGTTCGGATGATAGCTGCTCGACCGTTGCCCTTCATCAACGCATGACTAAGGATCTGTTCTTTGAACGTCGTTGGAGCCTGAATCTTGTTCGGTTGCTCTCGCAAAAGGTAGTAGCCGTCATGCTTGATATCGTTGATCGATCCTTCGCCGACCTTTCGCTTAACGTCAATCGGCAACCGCCCGAAGTCACCTGTAAGCTTGTTGTGAGCATACCACGCAGGAGGGACTCCAAGTGCATCGCGCAAACCGACCTTGCGACCGCTTGAAAAAAAGTCGTCGTCAATGCCCATCCATCTAGCAAACACGCTAACTAAGCTCATCCCTGTTGCTCCTACTTGACGTAAAGTTTACCAGATGGTTTCTCAGGTTGCAAACTTGCAATCCTGTATGCCATAACCGCCGCCACAATTGGGTCAATCTTGTCTTTCGATTTAGCCTTGTCAAACATCCATCTATCTTGCCGGTCTTTCGATATCATCGCATTATTCGCGCACCATCGAAGCAATTTTGACTCTTGAAAAACAAGCCTACCGTCTCGCATCAATTGAATGAAATCTCGAATGGCTTCGTTAAAGTTTGCTGGGTTCTGAGCCATCCTTGCCGCTGTTGCTCCGCCCTTGCTAAGCTTTTCGCCTAGTTGCTGTCCGTTGTATGGATCGTATGCAACCGTATCAATTTCAAAGGCCTCAAGTTCCTCAATGAGCGACTCGGTGAGATCCTCAATCGGGTAAGCACACTTAAACAATTCTTCCGAGTGAATGAAGCCTGCAAAAGGCATCGCCGACAAGTCGCGCTTTGAATCCGCAGCAATAAACGCCCGAGTTTTGACCTCATAGCGATAAATGACCTTTCCTTTATCGTCAACGCTGACCGGAAACCTGGCACAAACAGCGTATGCCGCCAAGTCATCACGCGATCCAAGGTCAACGCCTGCACCGAGACCGTCAGCATCTTTCCAATCCGAATGAACGCCAACGCATCGATCAAAAGCCGCAAGGTCAAATGCTTTTTCCGTCGATGAAACAATACAATTTCCATGAAACCGCTTGAACCGATTTCGACCTAATGCAGTTGCTTTGCTCTCGTTCCATCGCTCTCGCAAATAGTCAAGCTTAACCGACACTCCCAAGTTTGGATTGCTCTTAATCCAATTCGATTCTTCGCCTGGATCGTCTTGTTGGTCAATCTCATAGATCAATGCAAATAGCGTGTTATCTGAATGGATGCCCGAGACGACATTCACCGCGTAATTGTATTCTTCTAGCCACAAGTGCGAATCGTCCGCACCGGCTGTTGTGATAATCAAGTGAAGCGGTTGCGAACGAGCCGCCGAGCCAGTAACCATCGTATCGTAAAACTTCCGATGGTACTCGCCCCATGCGTGTAACTCATCCATGACAACGCAATGAGGATTGAGGCCGTCAAACGGTTTTTCGCTCGATACCTTGCGAATGTAACTTAGGTTATGCTTGAATGTGATCGTCTCATTCTTGATGTCGGTATACTTTTGAAGCGGTTGAGACTGATCGACCATCCGTTGGCATTCGCTATAGACTACGTTTGCTTGTTCTTTCTTTGTCGCTGTCAAAAGGATCTGTCCGACCGCTTCCGGCTTGCGGGTCTTAGGATCGATATCAGCCATTGCAAGAAAGTGACACAAGCCTGCAACAAGAGTTGACTTGCCATTCTTGCGAGCCATCGACCAGTAGACTTTACGAAATCGCCTAGATCCGTCCTCAATCCGTTTCCATCCGAAGATATTCCAGAGCCCGAACAACTGCCAATCTTCGAGGATCAAAGGTTTACCGGCGAATTCGCCGACAGAATGACGCAAGACGAGCGGGAAGAAATCGCAAACTAGCTCAGCCTGTTTCGCGTCGAAGTAGTAAGGGAATTCGTCGCTGCGTTGATGCTCCAAGTCGATTCGGTATCTGCGTACCGCATCCTTAACGCGATCGCAAGCAACAATCTCGCCGCTTTCAATCGCATTGCAGTATTCTTCGACTCGTTGGCTCGTGCCGTTTGCTATCAACCGCTCGCCCTCGCTAGCCACTCTTGGAATGGATCCTCCTCGTCTTTTTGTGGAGCTCGCAATCGTGTCCTGGCCGATGGCGTTAAGCCTAATTCCGCCTCGCGTTTAAGGATCCTATCGGCGAATTTATGGAACTGATTGGCCTCTGGTTTGGTTGTGATACCCCCTCGCTCCGTCATGTCAGAGACTCGACCGCCCTTGATCGATTCCCAAAGCGAAAGCATCATCGAGTAATCAAGACAGTAACCGGCAATTAGGCCTTGATCGGTAACGTGGAGAAGATTCATCGATTGCAATTGCTCGCAAACCCAAATCCATCGAGCCTTCGCCGCTGGATCCTGTTCGACGATATCGGGAATGGTTGGCTCACCTAGCTGCGGTGTAGGTTCGTTGTGGTTGCGTCGCTCTGGATGCTTGTCGAAAGCACCCTTGGCGAGCTTGATCGATGTAGCCTGGTTTTTTCGTCCTTTGGCCATGAAAAACAAGCCTCATTTACCTAAAATGCCAATTCTGGAGACGGTTTTATTTGAGATCGCGAGCCTT